GTAAGGGTTTACTATTTTCCTTTAGGTTCGTGCCTTGTTTCGGCGATGGCGTGCACTTAACGCCATAACCTACCAAACCCCCGAGCGCTCGCTCCAAACCTGCTTTTAAAGGTTGGGGAACACCCGGGTGAATCGTGTCATTTATACTCTGCTTAGAGCGATCTGTAGGGGTACCGGGGGGGGCGATCATACCCCCCGGGTGGTGCGTCTTTATGGCGCACACCTTTCCATTTGCCGGATTACCGGCGGCCGAGCGAAATAGCTTCGCGGCGTCGTGCCTTGGTCTTGATAGACTTCAGCTTGGCAGCCTCTCGCTTTCGCTCAGCAACTTGGACCTCAAGCCCCTGGACCTTCTTCTTCTTCTTCTTCTTGCCACCACGAGCAGCCACAACCCCAGCGGCCTGACTCGCGAGCGAGCCAAACCCCGCGGCGCCCATTGCGAACGGGTCGCCGCCGGAGGCGGCGCCTGCTGCGAGCACGCTGGGGAGGGCTTTCTCGATAGAGGGCAAAGCGTAATGCTTCACCACATCCACCACGTGACGGAACCAATCTCCCATCGCATTGTGGGACAGCGGAACGCCGTTGGGCAGATGCCGCCGCGCCTCCGAGTAGATCTGGTAAGCGATGGGGTCATACGCCGGCGCTGGTTGCGCTAGCGTGATGAGCTGCTGGTCCGAAATGTTCGGGGCCTTGGCCAGGAACAGACGCACGTTCACTTCAAGAGTGGTTTCGGGCGAGAGTCCGGTCCAGTAGCTGCCAGCCGCGTCCATGTTGTTGTAAGACAACGGGATGACGCGGGCGGACAATGCGTTGGTTGTCGCGTTGGTGGGCGCGAGGGGGCCACTTGCGTAAGGACCACTGAATGTCTTTGTGGGGTTGATCCCATAGACGGGTGCCACTTGGTAGCCCCCCATGCGCTGCTGGCCGGCGGCCAGTACGTGGGCGGTCGCTGTGGGGTAACTGTAAGGTTCCTCAGCTTGCGCACGCGTAACGATCTGGTAGAGGCCGGCGGCGGCCGGGAAGGACTGCCCCTGCGAAAGCAGGAGCGCCTCCGACTTGCTTGCGGGTGGCATGGCGTAGATCTCACCGTTTGCCGTTGGCTGCTGGATAATGCCGCCAGTGTACTGACCAACATTAGTAATAACGTTGGTAGTAGGCTGCTGGTTTTGACGCCAGGGGATAACCTGCCCCCCAGCCTGCAAAGGCGGGGTGCTGTTGACGACCTCGTAAGCGAGACCCACAATGCGGGTGCGCCCATTGAGGAAGTCGTTGGTGACGTCGCCGTCACCGGTCATCCTGGTTGGTGAGATTCCAAGGCGGTACGCTGATGTGCCGGTAGCGATAGGAACGCCGCCGGCTGCGCTGGGCCAGGTGAGACCGCCGGTAGCCACGACTGAAGCCGTGACCAAACCGATTTCACCCATGGGGACCTGGCCGTCTGTTTGAAAGGCCGAGCCCTGGACTTGGTCATAATTCATGAATTCCAGGGTTTGGTTCACCGGGGTGGTTGCGATTGCGCAGTCCCACTTGTCGCCAGCGGCCAGAACCGCCGAGGGGGCGGACAGCGTAGCGCCGAAGTTGATTGTTTGAACGACGGAGCGCTCGGCTCCGCCAGAAGGGTCGTCCACGATTCGGAATGCGTTGTCGTGGAAGGGGTCGAGTCCCTGAAGAACCCACGCGGCTCCCTCGTCGGTAAGCCCGTGAGTCCTCTGGAGGCCCAATAGGTGTTCGCGCGCAGCAGCAAGCCCTACCTTGCTGTTGCGGCCTTCCGCCTTACCACCGTGGTGGTGAAACGGGATGTGACGGTGTTCCTCGAACAGCGGGCCTTGTCCGGTGCCCGCTCCGTCGGTGATCACGTCAAACTCTTCTTCAGCAGACATTTGTCGCTTAACAGGAAGCGACAAGGGTGTCCACCACCGCGCGCAGCACACGCAGCTTGACCTCAAAAGTCTGACCGTCCATCGCGTCCAGGACGCCTGTCAGCCGGTCCACCTGTAGCTGGTTTTGCCGGCAGGTGAGTAGGCCGAATAGGCTCTTGGGCCACGTTTGAAGTGCAGTGACCCAGACGCCGTCACGCTTCGTGTACTCGTGCGAGCAGAAGCTGAAAGCGTCATCGGTTCCTAGTGCGTAGTCTCGGATTGTTACGGCAAATTGCTTGTAGAGCGCGACAATAGCTTCAGGGTCCTGAAGAGGATTCCATTCGCCACAGTCGTCGCCCATCAGCATCTCCATTACAGAGCCACACAAACGGGCCAACACTGTTCGGATAAAACAGTTCAGCCAGGTCGTCAGCATGGTGCCCGAGGGCATTTGCCCACGTCGCTTCTTAACGTATAAGTAGCCCGAGACTTGGTACAGACAATGTCCGCGTAGATGGCACCATAAGATGCCCGCGCGTTTCCACGCTTCGGAGTCGCCAGAGTCCTCTCGTGCGTGCGCAACGCGCATGCCAGAGTGCAAGGCCTGCATGGAAGCGCTCGCATCCCATTGCCGTACATCGCCCATGAAGGCTTTAAGTTTGGTTAGGGAATTGATGCGCTCGTAGCGGCCTCCGATCACCTGATTGATCGTAGGACTGATGCCCAAGCCCAATTGGGCCGGGGCGTTGGGAAACTCCTTTTCCACTGCGGATTTGATTGAGTTGAAGAGGATGCGCTCGACCAGCTGGTCGACCAGGTCAAGCGCGTTGATGACTCGAAAGCGACCTTCTTCCACTTTGCTGCGTTTGTGGGGCTCGCCCTTAAGAAACGTGCTAACTGGGGAACAAATCCCGTCGTTGCACGCGGCAAAGGGGTCGCTCGCCCAGCGTTCCGCCTGTTCTTGCGTATGCGTTAGGAACATATACGCACGGCAGGCGGCTAGCTTGCAAAGCAGAATCTTGTCTCGCTCAAGAATCTTTTTGTTGGTGTTGGTACATGAGAATAGGTTGAAGGGAAAACCCGGCTTGGAGGAGCGGTTTATTCCATCGGAATAGACCTCGGCCAACTCGTACAAGTCGGCCAGCACCTCCTGAGCTGGGCGCAGAAGTGACGCGCCCGTGAGGGCGGCAGGAATGGTGTACAGGGGGTAGGAGTCCGCTGCGGATTTCTCCGCGGCGGCGAGTATCGGGTTGGTTTTCTGATTCCAATCCGTTACTTTTTCTCCGACACCCGGCCCCCAGCTCCCGCCCCACGACCTGCGCCATTCTTCGTAGGCTTGGTCGCAGGTTTGGGCGTCCGCAGCTTCTTCAACATGTTCTGAAGCCGCTTTATCTGCTTTTTCTTGCCGGCGCTGGGCTGCTGCGTGGACGTAGTGGCCTCGCGGGTCAGCGCTGGCGAATCCGTCCCACTGCTCTCCGTGGACGTCGCGGTCTGCGCTTGCGCTACCGCTGGGTCCTGAGTGGCCGGCTCCTTCTCCTTCTTCTTGGCTGCTGTTGGACGCGCGTCCGGCGTTTGCTCGCTGCGCGTGGCTTGCCGCTGTGCCGGCGTCTGAGTCTCCTTGGTCTTGTGCTGCAGCGTTGGCGTTTGATTGCCATTCGTCTTCTGCTGCGGCTTTACCTGGATCGCGCTGTCCACCTTGTGCGGTGGCTTTACCTGCGTACCGCACTCCACTGTCTTCGTAGGTTTCTTCGAAGTCTGCGTCGTCGGCACGGTAAGGTGTTCCAGGCAGGAGGAAACTAGTTCCAGCAGCAAGCGCTGCGAGTCCGCTTCGCAAGGCTGCGCTGCCTCCTGGCGGAAACGCGAAGCCGTCG